GGGCTAGCCAGAGACTAGAGTGCGTGGCACAATGTCATGTACAAGGCTCATGTGAGCATCTTAGAAAGGCGTGAAACACTTATGGCAAATCGAGACATACAGCTCATAACCTCCAAACGTAACGTGACGAAGACAAGATACTTCGCCAGTACGATGAAGGTACGATCTGTCACTAATCTCATCGGTTACGATGGGAATACTGATCTGTATCGATTCCGTGCTAACCCTGTTAGTACGGTGCCTGTTGATGGGAAATTTGTGTTGCCCACCAACTATCACGCTTATCGCTTTAAGTCAACCTATGGTAGGTTTGACTATTGGACTCCACCTAGTTACGGTAGTGTTTACCGTTATCAAGGAGAGTCGGGATCGATGTGGTCCGGCCCCGGAGCAAGATACTCCGTGGTTGGCGACGATAAAGTCCCAATTATACCAGAACGTGTCATTAACCGTTGTCGCATTAAAATCAACAATGCGATACGGTATGGTGACACTGGAATAAACCTGGGACAGACTCTCGCAGAAATGGGAGAGACTGTCGGATTTATTGCCTCTACGATGGAATCTGTGCTAAGAGCTTATCAAGCTATTACGCGCAAAAACTATCAAAAGGCCTGGGAAATCTTCTCTGGACATAATACGAAAGGTAAAATTGAAGCAGCCGAAAGGCTCGCTCCAAGTAACTTTCGTTATTATGTTCGCGATAGGAAGCGTTTTATTAACGCTGCTAAAGCAGAATTTAAGAGAGGAGGAACAGCCGGAGTGTGGTTAGGTGTCCAATATGGATGGCTGCCAATGTTGGCCGACATACACGGTGCTGCTACAACTTTAAGCGAGGGATTACAAAATAATCCTCCACTTACAGTTACTCGCATCAGTAAAGACACAGACTTCGATGGTTCTGATTTCCCGCCGTACTCATCGGCGTGGATAACAGAAGCCAAAGGTTCTTTTAACCGCGGAGTCGAGATAAGTGCTACCTATTCAATTAGGGACGCTTATCTCTACGATCTTACAAGGCTGGGATTAACCAACCCTTTATCTACGGCATGGGAAGTAGTACCCCTGTCGTTCGTGGCTGATTGGTTTATACCAATCGGGTCCTTTCTGGAGTCTTTGACTCCTCCGATTGGACTTGTGTTTAAACACGGTTACGTGACCAAGTTCGTGAAATGGCACGCACATCTTACCTTTTGGGAAAAACGTAAGAGCCATTATTACGGAATACGAAAGAACTGTGTCCAGTCTCTCGAGTCCTTTTCAAGGACCGTGGTCGGACCTGGGTATTTTGTCGTGTCCCCAACATGGGATCCACGATTAAATACCTCAAAGCTGATTTCTATTGCAGCTTTGAGTCAAGTATTATTTGGTCAAGGGAGGTAACTCCCGCTCTTTCTCCTTTAATTAGGTGAAGGTCAATCGTTACTTCGGTAACTTAACTCCTAGTTTATCTAGGTATGCTCAAAGAGCAGAAAGGGTCTTCAATGACCGAAGCAGTAACTGTCACCGTTAACGATGGTGAATCTACCCCGGTAGCACACAGTTTTGTGCCACACCACCGGGACCCCAATGGAGTAACGTCTTTTTATACAGTAGCTGAAACAGCTATTGCAAAAGAGTCGTTCTCAATCGGGAACCGTTCCACCCCCACACGTCGTAAAACCGACTTGCGATTGCTTCTTCCTATCACTTATGATATGGCAGAAGTAGGTGATCCGGCTCAAATCAAGCTACTACGCGCTGCGCGCGTTAGTATCTTGTTTGATTTCGATGATTCTACTGCATACCCTAGCACGACACAGGACCGTGTGAACGCCTTGGCGCTCATCCGGAATATCCTGGATAATGCTATGGTATCAGAAATGATCGTCGACGGCACCAATAGCCTATAATTTTCAGTGAAAATTATACTTTATTGGACCATAATCGGTCTTTCCGTTATTGGAACGACCGTAGGACTTAGTATTCTAGACGTTACTAACGCACTAGATCTACTAAGCCGGGGTTTACCCGGGGCAATCTCGCTTCCTCTTTAACATCCTTAAGGGAGTTAAAATATGCCGACCGATTCACTGTTTTCAAAACAGGCGAACGTGATGGACAATCTTAGTACGACTGCCAAAGAGTGTACTGATCCTATGTCAATAAAAGGCAAAGGTTCAGTCAAGGCATCTAAACGCAATACTAAGCGTAGAGATGCCAACTCTTTGTTACCAGACGGTGTTGGCGCTCGTTTCCAAAACGAGTTGTTAGCCATCATCGAAGGTAAACAGGACTTTAAAAGTCAGTACTTGCGCGAGGAAATCCTTACCAAGTATCTAGACTCTAAACAAGTCCCTGTCGCGGTCCGAAAGGAAGCAGCTATCCAGAAATGGCTAGCTTCGGAACGGAATAATGCTAAGACCAATGATCGTCTCTTTAATGAGGCGATTATGGGTGAAACCGACTTTGGTTTCGCGACCTACGTTGAGCTTCGTGCTCGAATTAGGTCAATAATACTTAGCATCATCGGGAAAGCACCAGGAACGTATGGAATAACAAACCATACCTCGGGTGCGTCTACCCGCATTAAGCGAGGCGCCATGGCGCCTTACTTAAAGTTCCAAGGCGGTGCACATTGCAGCCTATCCGCTGTTCCCTACTGGAACGACTATACCTTATGTTCTGGTATA